AATGGTGCGGTTAGCGAGATTTGAACAATATAGAGATATTGCCTATATTTACATATAATTATTTTATATATTTTTACAAAGTCAATATATAGGTCAATAACTTTTTAGAATGCAAAAATAAGATTTCTATTTTTTTCTATTTTTTCGTTTAGTATATCTGTGGTTTCAAAATTATACCATATTGTAGGATTAATCATATCTTTTGCTAATTCCAAAGCTTCGCTCCCATTTCCGCCTTCATTGTTGTCTAAATCGCTACCTTTTTGCTCATTTATCATATCAGGGGTATTAGCTGTAATGCTTTGTACCACATCAAAAATCTTACTAGCTCCGCTTAATAAATTACCCGCAATATTTAAAGTTGATTCAAAAGTTGTCATCTCTTGTGCGATTTGTGCTGTATTTTTTGTAAAATCAGTGGCTAAATTCCAATTATTGGCACCCCAAGCACCTAAAAAATTAACCAAACCCCAAACAGCATTAAGAATGGAGAATATTTTATTTCCAGTTAGAGAACCTATGGCTAAACCTAAGCTAATCCCTAGTGTGATTCCTGAAGCAATGGTTTCGCTCACTCCTATTAAAGTACCAAGCCATGCACCTTGCCCGCCCATCCACCAAGTAGCTACAGCTAAAACGATAGTGACAATAGGTGCTAAAAAGCTTAAAATTCCTTTGCTTGATTTTTCGTATACATAAAGATAATAAAAACTATCCCATAATGCAAACCATCTATCTCTGCGTCCATAAGGCAAATTTGAACTTTTTCTATATAGCGGATATATACTTGGCGTAACACTCGTATCTTTTTTACCCCAACTTGCATTATTTAGAGAAGAAAATGCTACATAAGGCTCTTCATAACAAACTAAATTAAAACCATTATAAAAACATAAAGGAGTTGCATATTTGCATTTATAATTTTCTTTTATTGAGTTAAATACTTCAAAAAAAGATACTTTTTTGCTTGTTAAAGCGTAGTATGTTTTACCTGAATCACTTTCTCTAGTTTTTTGAGCTTTTTCATATATTTTATAGGTTATTTTTACTTTTTCGATTCTAAATATATTTTTATTTAATTCTTTAAAATCATTATAAAATTTTTCAACATCAACGCATGGTTTTTTATAAGGCTTTCCAAATAATGGTTTAAATTCAATATTTTCCACTTTAATGTTTGGTATTTTAATATCATCAATACTAGGATATATCCATTCATTATTTTTTTGGATGGTTTGGCAAAAAATAACTACTTCGATATCGTTTATAAGCATTTCATAATTTATATTTTCCAATGCCTTATTTAATATATCTTTAAAATTTATTTTTTCATCGATATAAAAAAATCCTTTTCCGTGATATTTCCAAGCTTTTTCTTTTTCAAATAAAAGAGTTAAATTGTTTGGAAAACCATAATAATATTGCATATTTCCTAAATTATATTTAGTTCTTATCTCGCAAATATCATGATATATTCCATTTTTACTGCTAGGATCTCCTTTATAGGGTTTGTACGGATCTTGACCCACGAAAAATTGATTTAAGCCCAAATTGCCGTGACTATGTTTATCATAAGGGGCTGTCGATGCACTTTTTATGTTATATTTTTTTACAATATAGGAGTTTGGGTAAAGAGGATGTGTTGCGTTTTGGCTATAACTCCTACCTTTTCTTATGAGTTGTTTATGTAAAAGTTCAACATATTTATTTACGCCTATCATGGCATAAGTAAACCATTGTTTATAAACCTCCCCTGTATCTAGCTTACCTATATTTGAAGGGTATGCAGGCTTAAGAGTGTAGTTTTTCATAAGCCTTTTTTCATCTATTAGCATTATTAAAATTTTTCTATATTTTCTATTTTTTCTTTAACAAGACTCATAATCTCTTGCGGTATATCAAGCCCACCAGTGCAATATCCAAATTGAACACTTTGTGTAACCTTTGCAGCTTCTACTCTTAAGTTATCATCTATTTGAGCAGTTTGTCTAGCTATTAATGCGGGCTTTGCTTTTTCTGTTTCTGTTTGCGCTTGCAATAGTTTTTCTTTTTCTATACTTAAGCTTTTATCTATATTGACACTTTGCTCTTTTAGCTCTAATTCATCATCTATTTGAGCGGTTTGTCTTTTGACTAAATTTGCATTTGCCTTTTCTGTTTCTATTTGTGCATTTGTTAGATTTATATTGGCTTGATTTACTATATTTTCATCTCCACCTAAAATCATTTGCAAGGCAGTGTTTTGACTTTGTGCTACTATGGTTTGTCCAACACTTACTAGAGCTTGTGCTAAGCTCTGGAATTGTGTATCGTTTCTAATTATATTATCATTTCCAAATTGTTCTAAAAGTTTTTTAAATTCTCCAAATGGGGATTTTTCTGCTAAGCTCATTTCTAAAATTTGCGGATAAATTTCTTTAAAAACTTCAAGTCTTTTATTGTAATCAACATTTGTATTACTCATTATTTAGCTCCTTTATTTTGCTTATCTGAATTTCACACTGTTTGTATTTGTAAAAAAGCATAGAATAAGCATTTAAAATATCTAGTTCATTTTTTGCCTTTGGCTTTTCAAGGGGACTTAATGTTAATAACTCTTGCGGAATTCTAACTTTTTGAATTTCTATTTTGGTTACTACTTGTTGAGTTGTCGTCCCACAGCCTATCAACCACATTGTTAAAAAGCTTAGTGAGATTATTTTCATTGCTTTTGTAAATATATTCTTTAACATATTGCACCTTTTTTTGAACTTCATTTTTTTGATTATTTGCTTCATTGATTGCTTTTAGCTCCGCTTTGTGAATTTGCGTGAGTTCTTTTAGCTTTGCTTCATTGTTTCTGTTAATCTCCAAAGCCAAAGCTAAATCACTTTGGCTTTTTTCTAATTTAGCTTTTGTGCTGTCAAGTCTTAAGTAAAAATATCCTAACAAAATCAAAGATAAGCCTAAAGCAATATAAAGCTTTTTGTCTCCGCTAAAGAAGCTTAAAGCAAATGATATTAATTTACTCATACTAGCTCATTTACGATTTCAAGTTTGATTTCTGATAAGTCTTTCTTATACATTAAATCGTAAAATTCTTTACAAGCTTGCCTACTAGAAGTTATATACTCGTTATTATTTGCTTTTGTTAAGCCTAGAAGTATGCAACCTTCGGTGTTTTCGTGGCTATTTCCCCAATGTATCAAAATTCTTCTATCAAGTGGCACTTCTTCATTATAGACATTAATCACAAAATCATCATCTTTTAAAACTTTAACACCTGCTACTGTTTTCCTACCGCTAATATTAAAGCTAGAACCTGTATGTCTTTCTAAATTATAAATGCCTTCTGGTATTCTCAAATCCTTGTTTCTTTCAACTCCTTCTTTATCCTCTTCTAAAGAAAAGCATTCAAATAGCAATTTATCATCATCATTAAAAACTTTAAATTTGCCTATAACACAAGTTTTGCCTACATATCTTCTAATGATTTTAATTTTCATTTGTATCCTTTAGTTTTTTATATAATCTATTAGGACTTGAACTTCCTGCATTCATATCTCCTAGCTTAACCAAACCACCTATTTGCAACGCTCTTATTATGATTTCAGAACAAAACCATTTGTCTTCACTATCTTTTGTGAATGTGAAAAAGCCCAAAATTCCTAAAAAATCATATTTTTTTCCTATTTGAGAGTAAAGAAATTCTTTTATTTTTGTCTCATTTATATCATTGATTTCTATAAAATCCCATCTGCCACTGTCTTTAAATTCTTTTATTCTTACTCCTTTATCTCTAGGACTTGAGCTAATCATTAAATTGTCTAAGATTATTTCACAGTGAGAATAGGATTTTAAAAAATCTCCATTTAATCTTTCTTTCCAAGATGAAGTAAAAAAAGCTATTGCTTTATCAAGAAAAGTAGATTTGTCATTTTCTTTAACTTTATAAAATGCAATTTTCATTCGTTTTCCTTTCTTTTATAAATCATTCTTAACTCATCATTTCTTATTTGAGTAAGCTTAACAAGCCTTTCATCCATTCGCATAAGATCTGTTTCTATAGCTTCTAGCTTATCGTTAGTTTTAGAGCAATGCGTTTGTATAAATTTGATTAAGCTATCATTGCTTGCTCTGGATACTGCAATTTGTTCTCTAATAAGAACATTAGTATTTTTGGTTTCACTTATAAGTTCTTTTGTTCTTTCCCCAGCTTCTTTATGTAAAGTTTTATATAAATGCCATGCAATCCCAGCTAAGACAAAAACCATCAATCCTAATAATGCAGATCCACTTAAAGAACCGAGTATAGCACCTTCTTTTATTATATTTTCAGCACTCATTCACTCTCCCATGCAATTAAATTTAATTCTTCTAAAGATGTGGCATTTTTCACTTTATTTCTTAGTTCATCATTTTTAAAAATAATACTTTCAGTATATTTAGCAATATTAACCCCAAATTCTAAAAACTCATCTTTACTAAATGTGATGATTCTGTTATCTTTGTCAATCCAAGAAATGTTCTCTAAAGGAGTGTTATTGAGATTTGCTAACATTATCTCGCTAACTTTTCCGCTGATATTAATTTTTGCTTCAGTATCAATTTGAAATGTAGTATTTTTAAAAGGCATAAATAAAAGCTTTTCTTCTTTTATTGCTTTTAACTCTTCTAATTTTAATTCTTTTAACTCTTCTAAGGTTTTTTCTTTAATCTCGTAAGAAATAATATAAAGATTACTTTTTTCATCGTAATTTTGAACTTGGTTAAGCTTCTGTGTTTTTTCATTAAAGCTTGGCGCTTCTTCTTCTTTAACTTTAGCAAAACCGAGCTCTTTTAAAAGCCCATCATCGCAAGCACTTAAGAAATAAGTATCCTGTGCATCAATTTCACCTTCTTCGTTTTGTATTTTTACATCTTTTAAAAAAACATCATCGTATTTTAAATTTTTATTTTTTAAATCATAAAACATATCTTTTCCTTTTGCTTTAATTAAAGTATTGAGTAATTTTAAATTTAAATGAGTAATCTAAGTATCCATTTTTAGATGAACTTAAAATCAATAAAATATCTGAAGAACTTATTTCAAATTCATATACATTCCCTGCATTACCAGAAAGGCCCCCATAAAAAGTATGAATATTTGTGTTATTCCTCTTATTTCTCAAAAAAATACTAATATAATCACTTTTGTGTGACCAGCTTTGAGTTAATGTTAATTTGATTTTAAAAAAATTAATACCATTGATAGGCTGTATTTCATGTCCAATTGAGGCATTAATTGTTTTCATGTTGCTGTACTCTTTATTTTCTTTTATAATTAGTGGTGATGCTCCAAGTATTAAACTCATGTTAAGTCCTTACTAATCTTACATTATTCGAAGCTATGCAAAAATAAGCAAAAGTTTCAGTGCCACTAAATCCACTTTGAGCTACTCTAAATTTAAAAGGTGCCGAAAAAGCAGTGATATTTTGAGCATTATTGACAGTGATAGTTCCACTTTTGCCAGCACCAGCCCAATTTGCTATACCGATAGCTCCTTTGGCCGTCATTGTTAAGATAAAATGCTGAGCTTGTCTTAAATCTATTTTTGGTGCTGTTTGATTTCCTAAGTTCTTAATTCCGCCGCCATAATCCACATACCATTTTCTTGCCAATTGTGCATCTTGTGTGGGATTAGCACCACACACAGGCGCTGCATTAAATGTTTTTACACCTGCTATGGTTTGATTTCCGTTTAGGGATACTTTGCTATTTCCGACTGTATCTAC